GCCGCCGACGACGACCGCGTGGCGGCCGACGAGCTCTCGAAGACCATCGTGAACAACCCCGAGGCCGTGGCCCTGGCGCTGTTCAAGCTGGCGCAGGCCAACCCGCAGAAGATGACCACCTCGCGGTAGGAATTAGGTACGGCAACCGGGACGCCTAACCGGGAGCCTAGCAGATCGCGACCTGGGCAGTCGCACCAACGAATGACTGTCACACTAGGAGACAAGAACATGAACCCCGAGATCGTCAGGCAGACGCTCGACGCGATCATGAAGGCCCAGCAGGCTCCGATCCAGGATCCGCGTCTCGCTGGCATCCTTCAGAAGGACGCCAACAGCTCCTTCCACCAGGCCGGCTCCGCCGTCTCTGGCCTCACCTACTACGACCTGGAGCTGGGCGCGAAGTTCCTGTACCCGGTCCTCACCCCGCTCCGCAACGAGATCCCCCGCGTGAGCGGCAAGGGCGGCATCCAGGCCAACTGGCGCGCCATCACGGCCGTCAACACCTCGAACGTCCGTCCGGGCGTCTCCGGCGGCAACCGCGGCGGCGTCACCGCCGTGGCGACGAAGGACTACACCGCGGCCTACAAGGGCCTCGGCCTGGAGGACAACGTCGACTTCGAGGCGCAGTACGCCGGCATGGCCTTCGACGACATCCGCGGCATCGCGGCGAAGACCCTGCTCGAGATGCTGATGCTCGGCGAGGAGGCAACCATCCTCGGCGGCAACAGCTCGTTCGCCCTCAACGGCGGCAACGCCACCACGACCCCGTCCCTCGCGGACGTGGCCACGGGCGGCACGCTGCCGGCCAACACCACCCACTACGTCAAGTGCGTGGCGCTCTCGTTCGACGCGTTCCAGTACGGATCGGTCGGCGCGACGGGCGTGCAGGGGCAGATCACCCGCACCAACGCCGACGGCTCCACCGACACGTTCGGCGGCGGCGCGGCGAAGATCAGCGCGGAGGCCTCAGTCACCACGGCCAACGACGGCAACGCGACCCACAGCATCACGGCGTCGCTCTCGGCACCCATCCTGGGCGCGGCGGGCTACGCGTGGTTCATCGGCACGGTGTCGGGCACCAACTACCTGATGGCGATCACCTCGGCGCCCACGGTCACGCTGACCACGCCGGGACTGAACACCAACCAGGCGGCCGCGTCGCTCGGCGCGAACGACAACTCGACGAACACCCTGGTGTTCGACGGCCTCATCACCCAGTGCATCGCGGCGGGCTCCGGCGCGTACGTCAAGGCGATCAGCGCGACGCTGACGACCGACAATGCGGGCGGCGTGGTCGAGATCGAGAACGCGCTGAAGGACAGGTGGGACAACTACCGCCTCGGCCCCGACACGATGTGGGTCAACAGCCAGCAGGCCTACGACATCAGCAAGAAGATCCTCACGTCGGGCACCTCGGGCGCGCAGCGCTTCGTGTTCAACTCGACCCAGGACGCGCTGAACGCAGGCGTCATGGTGAGGACGTACCTCAACAAGTACAGCATGTCTGGTGGGTCAGTGATCGACATCAAGATCCACCCCAACATGCCGGCGGGCATGATCCTCATGACCACGAAGAAGCTCCCGTATGCGATGAGCAACGTCGGGAACATCTTCCAGGTCAGGACGAGGCAGGACTACTACCAGATCGAGTGGCCCCTGCGCTCGAGGAAGTACGAGTACGGCGTCTACACGGACCAGGTGCTCCAGCACTACTTCCCGCCCAGCATGGTACTGCTCTACGACATCCGCGCCGGCTAAGCGCGGGCCGACAGGGCCAACAGACAGGCGGGGAGGGGATTAACTTCTCCTCCCCGTCCTTTTAAGAGGAGAGACCATGGGCAACACACCGACAAGGCCGTCGACCGAGCAGGTCGCCGAGGGCCTCTGGGAGAGGGTCGCCAGGTTCGTCGGCGCCCACCCAAAGACGTCCATCTTCATAGCGCTCGCCGCCCTGCTCGTGGCGCTCGTACTGCCGCACGTCCTGTGATACCCTGGGCGGGACGGCCCGACGAGGGCCACCCGCCTAGGCATCACGTGACATGCTCCACGGACCAATCCAAGGAGACTACATCATGGTGAAGCTCAGGGCCCCCGGCCACGGCAAGCACGGAAACGTGCAGATCGAGGGGACACACGACTACGCGGTGGACGACTACGGCATCGTCGACGCGCACCCCTCGCACGTGCAGGCCTTCCGGATGCTCGGGTTCACGGACCCGGACGTCGACGCGCCGAAGCCGATCGAGGTCAGCACGAAGCCGGCAGAGGACGCCCAGAAGCCGGCCGAGCAGGCCGCCAAGGACGAGTTCGACGCGATGAACCTCGCGCAGCTCACCCAGTGGCTCAAGGACCAGGGCGTCGCGGACGCTGCGCCGAAGAGCAAGGCCGCGGGGCGCGAGCAGTGCCGCTCGGTCGTGAAGGCCGGCGCGGGTGCATCCAGTGACGTGAACGACGAAGAGGACGAGGACGAGGACCCCCTCGCCTAGGAAGGCATAGCACATGGCCGCCGTCGGCGACCTGACGACCCTGGCGAACGTGAAGGCGTGGCTGAACACCAACTCGGCCTCCGTCTTCCCGACCACGAACGACGTGCTGCTGGCCCGCGCGATAAGCGCGGCCAGCATGTTCGCCAAGACGTGGCTGTCCATGCCCGTGGTCCCGGCGACGTACGTCGAGACCCGCAACGGCACCGGGACCGGCGTCCTGTTCCTCAGGAACAGGCCGGTCCTGGCCGTCACGGCCATAACCCTCGACAACGTGGCCCTCGCGCCCTCCAGCCCTCCCTCGCAGGGCTACGGGTTCATGAACGACGACACCAGGGCCTACCTGGTCGGCGGGTGCTTCAGGCAGGGCGTGCAGAACGTCGTGGTCACCTACTCCGCGGGCTTCCAGCTGACCGACCAGGTCACGCTGGCGGCCAGCATGCCGGTCTCGGCGCTGTCCCAGACCTGGACCTGCGACCGCGGCGTCACCGTGGCCGGCGTCTCGTTCGTCCCCGTGTCGGGCGCCCCGGCGGCCGGCCAGTACCAGGTCGCCCAGGCCAACGGGGCCTTCTCGTACAACTTCAACGCCGGCGACGTCGGCAAGGCCGCCTCGCTCTCGTACGGGTACGTCCCGTACGACCTGGAGCAGGGGGTCATCGAGCTGACGTGCGAGCGCTTCAAGACCCGCGACCGCATCGGCCAGGTCAGCATGAACATCGGCAACGGCCAGACCGTGAGCTACAGCCAGAAGGACATGAACGACAACGTCAAGACGCTGCTGGGGCAGTACCGCCAGGTGGTCCCGGTATGAGCGACGTCATCGGCACGATATACGGGGACGACAGGGTTGAGGCCCGGATCACTGGCATGGCGGACAAGGTCCGCGGGATCCTCAAGGTCGCCATGGAGCGCGAGTGGTTCGCCCTCCAGGCGCACGTCGTCCAGGACAAGCTCTCGGGCCAGGTCCTGAGGCGCAGGACCGGCGTCCTCGCGTCGAGCATCAACGTAGGAGGGGCCGACTCCGCGACGGAGTTCCTCGAGTCGCCGACCGAGCTGGTCGGGCGGGTCGGCACGAAGGTCTGGTACGGCAGGATCCACGAGTTCGGCGGGACCTTCGAGGTCAAGGAGCACTCCCGCACGGTCGACGGCCGCGAGTCCACCGTCAAGGCCCACACGGTCACCTTCCCCGAGAGGTCCTTCCTGAGGTCGGGCCTGGTGGACAGGACGTCCAGCATCCGCGACTCCATACAGTCCGCGGTCCAGTACGCGATGGCACAGTAGGATGGCAGTCGAGCAGCACTCGAGGCGTGAGAGGGTCGCAGCGGCGCTCTTCGAGCTGGTCAGGGCGGAGGTCGGCGGCGTCGTCGGCCTGGTCACGTCCTCCAGGGTCCTCAAGTCGTTCGCCGCGCTGACGTCCGAGCAGATGCCGGCGCTCTTCCAGGCCCAGAGGCCGGAGAGCAACGAGCGCGGGGCGATCGGCCTGCCGTCCAAGCGCACCATGCGCTTCGAGTTCTTCCTCTACACCATGGACCCGCAGGTCGACGGCTTCGTGCCAGCGACCCAGCTCAACGACATGGTCGAGGGCGTGGAGACCGCGATAGCAGGAGTGGGCCCCAGCAATGTGCTGACCCTGGGCGGAATGGTGGTATCTGCGCGCATCGACGGTCCCGTGGAGTACTTCGAGAACGCTACAAACGACGGCAAGTCAATCGCGATCGTCCCGGTCGCTGTCCTGATGCCGTGATGGCAGGAGAGAACTAAGTCATGACGATGGTCAACTTCGGCGCAGGTACGCTGGTCGGCAGGCGCACCGACATCACGAACCCGACCCCGGGCTTCATGGGCATCCTCCAGGACGTCCAGGTCGACTTCGACCAGTCGATCAAGGAGCTGATGGGCCAGTACAAGATGCCCGTCGACATCGCGCCCGCGGCCCTCAAGATCACGGGCAAGGCGAAGATGGCACGCATCCAGGCCAACATGACGAACGACCTGATCCTGGGCCAGACGCTCACGAGCGCGTCGGGCATCAGGCTGGCGATCGCCGAGCCCCACACCGTCGCGTCGACGACCCAGCTCGTCACCCAGGCGGCGACCTTCAAGGAGGACATGGGCGTCTACTACGCGTCCAACAACGTCCAGCTGACCCGCGTCGCGCCCGCCTCCGAGGCGACCGGCAAGTACTCGGTCAACGAGACCACCGGCACGTACACCTTCGCGGTCGCCGACGAGGTCGCCCTGCTGTTCTACTACTCCTACGGCATCGTGACGGACAAGCAGATCGCCCTGACGAACCAGCTCATGGGCGTCGGTCCGTCCTTCGAGGTCGTCCTGCAGGAGTCGTACACCAACAACGCCGGCGTGACCAACAACCTGTTCCTCAAGCTGAACGC